ATGCTGGTAGAATCGTTAAAAGGGGGTAGCCATGAACACCATGCAAATTTTCAATAATCAGCAATTCGGGCAAATAAGAGTAGTCGAATTGCAAAATCAACCCTATTTTGCTGGCATAGACGTGGCTAACATATTAGGGTATGAAAATCCGCAAAAGGCTTTAAGAGATCATATAGATGCAGATGATAGAACGTTAATACAACTATCTGATTTACAAGAGGTGAACGAATCGTTACCCCCTCACATGAAAGGTTCTAAAATAATGGTTATCAACGAATCCGGAGTCTACTCCCTTGTTTTCGGGTCTAAGTTACCTACCGCAAAACAGTTCAAACGGTGGGTGACGACCGAAGTCCTGCCATCCGTCCGCAAACACGGGGCCTACCTAACCGACCGGAAAGTAGAGGAAGTGTTATCCGATCCGGATACGATCATAAAGCTCGCAACGCAGTTGAAGCAAGAGCGGGCCGAGAAGGAGCGCCTTGCCGAAGAAAACAGACTGGCAAACGAGCAAATCGAAAAGGCCGCGCCGATGGTGCAATATTACAATAAAGTATTGCAATCGGACAGCTTGATTACGACAAACGTGATAGCCGATCAATTAGGCGTTAGCGCAAGGCGGCTAAACGACATGCTGGTGAAGCGCGGTATTATATACCGGCAAAGCGACACCTACGTACTGTATGCGAAATACCGGGGCCAGGGATACGAAGGTTATAGAACGCATACTTACATCAGCAGCACGACCGGCCAACAGTTTACCAAACAGCATCTATACTGGACGGAAAAGGGCCGCGAATTCATCTACAACCTGTTTCACGATGACCGAGTATGAATATACGGCCCTGGACGTAATCAAACGTATGGGCGAAGACGAAGTATTCCGCCGGGAATTGTTGCTGCTGATAAACGAGCTGCTTTGCATGTTGAAAAACGCATGTGAAAAATCGAATTAATTTTACATTTATACAACTGTAACCCAGGCATTTTATACTATTTTGCAAAGGGGTGGTGCGCTGTGCCGCCCCTTTCTATTTTTGTTCCATAGCGCTATCGGTAACGGCCCCACGTAAGCGGGCCGAAAATTAATAATCAATCAATAACTATGGACAAAGATATTTTTATGTTCGGCGACGGCGGGTCTAAGGGATCTGACATCATGGCGATGATTCCGGCGCTGATGCAGAACAAGGGTATGGACCCGAACCTCGTTGCGGCCCTGATGAACGGTAACAACAACCGGAATGGTTTCGGCGGGGACGGATGCTGGTGGATCTGGATTATCCTGCTGTTCTTCTGCTGGGGCGGCTTCGGCGGCAACGGTTTTGGCAACAATGGCGCTAACGGTCTTCCGGCACAGCTTAACAACGATGCGGGTCGTGAATTGCTGATGAATGCAATTCAGGGCAACGGCGCAGCGATCAACCAACTGGCCGCCTCGCTGAACTGTTCGACAACGCAGCTTCAGGGCGCGATTTGCAGCCTTCAGGGATCGGTGGATAAAATCGGCGGTCAGATCGGAATGAGCGGACAGCAGATTATCAACTCCATTCAGTCTATGGGCTGTCAGATCGGCAACCAGATTGCCGAATGTTGCTGCAACGTCCGCCAGGACATCGTGAAAATGGGCTACGAGAATCAGCTCGCGACGATTAACCAGACCAATGCGCTGCAATCTACGGCCAACACGCAGTTCAACATCATCGGAGCGAAGATCGACGCACAGACGCAGATCATCAACGACAAGTTCTGCTGGCTGGAAAAAGCCCGTTTGCAGGATCGTATCGACGAACTCAGCCGCGAGAACTCACAGCTTGCTACGGCAGCCAGCTTGCAGTACCAGACTGCGAATATCGTCAGCCAACTCAAAGCCCCGGCGCCGGTTCCGGCTTACATGGTTCAGAATCCGAATTGTTGCTACACGCCTACGGTGGCCGTTGCTTCGTCTCCGTTTTGCGGATGCGCTGCAAATGCCGTAATCTAAGCAAAAAGGAGGTGATTATGTATCCAAGAGCAGACTTTAGAGTTGTTTTTCCGGGATCGTTTATCCCCAGAGTGGATGTAGGCGGGATTTATGAACTCCGGACTAACGCAGTACAGATTACCGATGCTTCGGTGGACTACGGGATTTCCCCTATCTGTTACAATGCTTTGCCATGCAAAAGCGTGGTCTTGCTCAGTGTACATGCAGATGCGCCGGCGGGAGGCGAGTCCCTTCCGGTAACAATCGCAGTGCCGAACAACGGCCAGTCTACGGTTTCCAGTGCCGACACTACCACGGGAACAACGAAAATTCCGGTAGTAGATAGCAAGAACAGTAATGTCACGGGAGCCGATGTTACGGGGAGCACCGAACGCCTTGCCTATATCGATAAGCGAAACGGCATAATCCGTTTTCTGGAATTTACGGCAAGTGCGGCCCCCGCGCCGACTGCATCCGCTGAACCTGCAGCAAGTAAAAATTCAAAGTAAAAAAAACGAAAGCGCAGGGAGGGCAATCCCCCTGGGCTTTCCTAAAAATTAAAAATCATGTTCCAAAATTTGAGAAAAGGATCATCTGTTTATGTGCTCGACACACGGGAAACTCCGAAATTCTATACGGCGGCAGTCAAGGAGGTCGGCGTGCCGTACTATCCGCAGCCGACGCCCGGACAACTAACGCCCTTCCAGCAGCAGTACATCAATATCACTATTGAGAACAACGAACCCTGGGGAGTGCCGGTTAATCTGGATGTCGTATCGAAGGATGGGCTTACCGTCTCCATGACGCGCGAAGGTCTGATGCCAGCTATCACGGCGGCGCAGAAAGAGAGTTCGGATATCATCAATTCGTTCGAACGTCACAAAGCGAACCTGGCAGCCTACGATCAGATTTTAAAGGATCTCGATCCTTCCTATGCGAAAGCGAAGGCTCAGGACGAAGAGATCAAGCGTCTGAATAACGAATTGAGCGAAATAAAGAGTATCATTCGTTCGGTTCCGAGCCTGGAGGATATAAAGGGCCTTTTCGACAAACAAGGAACACCAAAAACAGCTAAATGATTATGAGTTGGAATGGTATGGTAATCGGACGCGCTCACGGAGGCAGCGAACGAGAAGACGTGGATTATATGCTCGATGAGGCCTATGAAAAAGGCCGCGAGGATATGCGTCGAGAAATGATGGACGGCGGTAGATATGGAGATCGTTCAGACTATCCGCGCGGGGACTATGAAATGCGCCGCATGGATGGGGAGGGCTACGGAGATCGCCGCGGAGTCAAGGGTACCGGGCCGTATGCCGGTGAATACAGGCGTAGAAGGTATTAGGTTATGGGACGGCTTGATGTTTACGAAGCATTGCCGGAAGGTATGAGAGAATACCTCTCCAATCACGGCTGGCATTTCAGTAAAAAGCTGGCCGAGTATGCAACCAACCCCCAGAGGATGAAGAATGCCGACGGCACAAGTCATCATTGGGATCACGAGCAGGTAAAACAGGCCCTCGAACGTAATGGAATTACAATTGAGAAAGCGAAGGGATACGACTGTATGTACGTCGCTAATATGGCCTATTCGGACTTTTATCCGAAACCTTTAGCCTCGGAAGCTGCCATTTTGCAGTATGTGAAGGCTTACATCGATGATCCGGACGGCTATGACGGCATCGCACTCACCCGGTACTATGCGGATTGCATAGGAAAGGGGGAACCTCTTGCCTGGGAAGAATTTCTGTAACCGGCGGGGCACTCCGACATGATTCGGAGTGCCCTTATTTTATTCAAATTAAATATAAAGATCATGGAAGAAGTAGAATTGAAACAGTATATCCTGGATTATTCCAAATCCATAGCTAAAGGCGATGACGATGTGCTTGAAATAGCCGGACGTGTGTCCGACTTCATTGAAGGGAAAGAAGATAAGTGCAAAAATTGTACGCTCGTGCAGTGGCTTTGGCTGATTTTGTACCTGAACGTCGATGTCCTTTTGGGCAAGGACGATCAGGAAGACGAACAACCTAAAAAGACGAAGAAATGAACGAGTATGCCCAAAGATTATTAGCCGGTGAAAGCCTCCGGTCGGTCATCGGCAGCATGTCCCCCAGCGATCATCAGCGGTTATTGGAGTATGTCGACAAGGAAGCTACTTTCCTACCCAGGTTCGTACGTCGGAAGATGTGTAAGCGTATAAAAAAATATATCGAAGAATGATTACCGCAGAGGTACGCATACGCAAATACGATTGGAAGATAAGAATATATCTTGCCGTTACTTGCTACTATACGGACGAGATTATGGACTCCCTATCCCGGATCGGATGCCCGCCCGATATTATGAACAGGGCCTACAACAATATGACCCAATGTGCACTGGATACGGGGTTGACTTATTCAAATTCGCACCGGTCGGTTATGGTCGTAGCCCGGAGTTCGTCGCCGGCGCAATTCTTAAACTCGTTCGAGCACGAATTAAGGCATTTGACCGATCACATCGCCGCTGCCGAAGGGCTTGAGATAGGCGGCGAAGATGTTGCTTACCTGACCGGCAATCTAAATTCCCTGCTATGGGAATATATACACCCTTTTGTTTGTTGTAAATGTAAAGACTATTGATATGAACAACGAAGGAGATATTTGCGCTTATGAAGCGCAGGATCGGGACAGTAAAATAAAAGAGTTACTCAAAGACTTGGAATCAGAATTATCCCAGCCTAAATTCGAACAGATAAAAGAGGAACTGCTTCAGGTTTTAGAGGGGTAATTGCGGGGGTAAAATACCCCCGCAACCCTTCTCTCCAAATGTGTGATAAGTTCGGAGATGCGCGTTTTCTCTGCCATCGATTGTATGGCATTTGCAATAGGATGAAAGAGCTAAATTAAGCGCATACTTTCCCCGTGTTATTCTTTCCCTAAAGGTGCTATTTTTTTTCGAAACTATTGCATAATGCGCCGGACGTACTGACCTTTGCAATATAAGGTTTTACACCTATGTTTCAGGAGATATCGGAACTTAAATACGTGAAGTTCGTAAAGCGGGACGCCATCGAAAAAGAGGCTCTGTTGAGCAAGCCTAAATTTTCGGATATGTCGTTGATACCCCTACTTTATGACGAGTTCAGGCGAATTGTCGCCGATGATAAAAGTCAGTCTAAACAGTCCGGTCGCCTGAAGAAACAATTCGTATTCATTATCCTATACCTGTACTCTCCTGCAACGCTTGCCGGCGGTAAAATACGTACAGGTGTTCGTAATGAACTTCAGAAGTTATTTCGATACAAATCCCCTACAGCGATCAGCAATATCGGGGCAAGTGCGGCATTCTGGTATTCTCAATATCGGCATTTCCGCAAACAGGTGGAGTCGGTATTTATTCGGCTCATGGAGTGGCATAACGATAGGATAAAAACGGATAGTTAAATGGCGAAGGGATTGACGATAAAACAGGAGAAGTTCTGTAACAAATACCTCGAATGCGGTAACGCGTCCGAGGCGTATCGCTTTGCCTATGACTGCTCGAACATGAGCGAAGAAACGATTTGGAAAAGGTCAGGAGAATTACTTCATAACGGGGCAGTAACGGGGCGGATAGATTATCTCAAGAGCCACCTTGCCGAGGCCGCCGGCATTTCAGCTCTCCAGATTGTTCGCGAACACCAAAAGATCGCATTCTCCGATGCTACCCGTATTCGAAGTGGATGGATGTCGCTCAAGGAGTTTGAAGTCCTTACGGAAGATGAAAAAGCGTGTATCAAGTCGGTTGAGACTAAACAAACCAAGCGGGTTACTGATGAGGGGGAGATCATTATTGACGAACAAGTAAAAATCGTTTGTTATGACAAACAGAAATCGCTCGATAGTATCGTGAATATGCTTGGTTATAATGCACCTTCAAAAATAGCTAATACGGACAGCAAAGGGAACGACATTCCGCAACCTACGTTAAGTACAGACAGATTGCTCCAGTTGATAAAAGAAGGAAAGACGGATGGATGATTATTCGAAGGTGGGCGACCTGCTGCTCAAAGAGGGATCTCTAACATTCGCCGCTGCAATGTTTGAGGCGGTGAACAGGAGTCCCTTTCTGATATCTCAGCATCATCGGGAAATCTGTCGGAAACTGGATCAAATACTCCGGGGTGAACATCCCACTAATCGACTAATATTGAATATCCCGCCGCGCCACTCAAAAACGGAGTTAGCTGTGGTATCCTTCACTGCGATGGGGTTCGCTATCAATCCACATTCAGAATTCATGCACCTGTCCAGTAGCGATGAGCTTACGACCCGCAACGCGACGAATATTCGCAGAATCATGGAAAATCCCAACTATCGGGCTTTTTTCCCCCATGTAGATCTATCGAATAACGCAAAAGGGAGTATATCCACTTCTGCTGGCGGAGTGTTCTATGCAGCGCCTTTTATGGGTCAAATTACGGGGTTTGGATGCGGTAAGCTCGGAGCGGAGGTGTTTAGCGGTTCGATGAATATAGATGATCCTATGAAGGCTCAAGATGCCTTTTCGACCACGATTAAGTCCCGTATTGGAGGGCTGTGGACATCTACGTTCAAGAATCGCCTTAACGATACACGTACGCCGGTTATCGTGACAGCACAGAGGCTTGCTCCGGACGACTTCTGCGGATATCTGTTGGATACAGAGGGAACAATCGAAGAAGGGGGAGTATGGGATGTTGTGAGATTCTCGGCCATCGTAGACGAGGGATTGCCTACTGAACACGCGTTATGGGAATCCCGCTTCCCCTTAAAAGAATTGAAGGTATATCGGGATGCGGATGAATTTACTTTCAACACGCAATACATGCAAGACCCCAAGCCAGCCGAAGGTCTGATGTATCGGGAGTTCAAAACATATGAAATAATACCTTATGCGAGTGACTCTATGCGTAAAGCCTATGTGGATACAGCAGATACCGGCGACGATTACCTGTGTGCCATTTGTTATGTAGAGCAGCCTGAAGGGAACTATGTGATCGACGTGCTTTATACAAAAAAACCTATGGAGTACACGGAACCCGCGACCGCCGAAATGCTTTCTAAACATCGGATAGAAGTAGCTAATATTGAAAGTAATAACGGGGGACGTGGCTTTGCCCGGAATGTAGAAAGACAATGTCGCCTGATGGGGAATAGTAAGACCCGTATTTCGTGGTTCGCTCAGACTGAGAATAAACAAGTACGGATATTCACGAAGTCGGCTGATGTGAATAATATCACCTATTTCCCCTCCGGATGGGATCGAAGGTGGCCGGAATTTTATCGAGCCATAACAGGATACACGAAAGAAGGGAAGAATGCTCACGACGATGCGCCGGATGCGCTGACCGGCACTGCGGAATTCAGGGAAAATTATAAGGCTCCCAAAAGTTACGAAGGATATTTTTAATTACTGATAATCCTGCGTAGATGCAGGACCCCAAAACCGACGAAACGACATGAAAACATTGGAGGAAATACTCGCCCTCCCTTCGGAGGCTGAAAAAATTAATTATCTCAAGTATCGCCGCACGCCTTTGCCTGATGTGCAGGCTCTTTATAATGATTGGGACCCTGACAAACATGAAGTCATGGACGAAAACATTCGTCCCGACAACAAGGTAATCGTAGAAGAATCACGACAAGATCCTAAAACGGGTAAAACAATCCCCCCTACTTACAAAAAAGACGACATTAACCCCACAAACCGCATCACGCTACCGTTGGAGCAGGATATTACGAACATCCATACGGCTTGGCTCGTAGGCAATGATCCTAAAATTAACTGTAAGCCGAACAACGACCAAGAAAAGGCTCTTTTATCTATTGTAAACAGCGTCACCCGGAAGAATAAAATGCGCTATGTAAACAAGCGTCTTGTCCGTTCATGGTTTTCCGAGACTGAGGCTGTGGAATATTGGTATGTGGTCAAGGACGAAGGATTTTGGCGGAAAATACTCGAACAAGTCAAAAAGACCTTCGGAGGAACCGTAATTCCCAAATTCAAACTTAGATGTACCATATGGTCGCCATTCAAAGGAGATAAATTATACCCGTTTTTCGATGACACCGGCGACTATCTTGCATTGAGCCGTGAATACTCGGTGAAAGATATTGACGGCACGGAAACCCTGTTTTTTATGACCGTAACCGATGATAAAGTGTATAAATGGCGCATGGATGCAGATTGGGTAAAGGTTAGTGAATTTAGACATGGGTTCGATAAAAATCCTACAATTTACTCGTGGCGTTCAAAACCGCTTTGTCATAACATTAAGCCCATTCGGGAACGATTAGAACGACTTATGTCGAACTTCGCGGACTGCATTGATCGTTGTTTTTTCCCATATTTAATACTCGAAGGCGAAATACATGGCACTCCGCAACAGTCAGGCAAAAATCGTCTCATAAAAATCACCAATGGGGGTAAAGTGTATTATTTGAACTGGGATCAAGCAAGCGACGCTGTGCGCCTGGAACTGGACGGTTTATGGAATAAGGCCTATCAACTTACTAACACGCCGCAACTTTCCCTTGAAGCCTTAAAGGGGCTGGGTGATGTCCCGTCCGGCCGTGCTTTCCAGTTTCTTTTTATGGGTACAAACCTTGCAATTGACAATCACGCAGAGGTTATCGGCGAGCATATCCAGCGGCGATACAACTTCCTTGTATCCGCTATCGGCTCGCTCAATGCGGAATATATGCAAGCCTCACAGACTATTGACATCGAAACAGAGATACAGCCTTTCACTATTGATGACATGGCTGAGAAAATCAAGAATGCGACCGATGCCTGTGGGATGCCTGTCGCATCACTTAAAACGGGGGTTGCGTTGGTGGGGCTTGTTGACAATGTTGACGATGAAGTAAGGCAGATAGAGGAAGAACGGGCGGCTAAATCCATGAACAACATTATAGAGCCATCATTTTAAACTTTAAGATTTGACACGCGATAAATTCGACCATCAAAAGTGGGAAAAAGAGCACAAGGATCATATTGCTGAATATGTTGGCAATATCGACGCTCTCTATGGTATTGCGGCGGTCGAATTATTGCAATTAGGCGCAAAATACGATTACAATCCGGAACAAGGGAAATTATTCTCCTTCTCGTCGTCAAAACAGTCGAGCAAAAATGCGAATGCTATTCTGACGAACTTTAAATCGCAGTTGTACGGAATCATCACAGGGGGCATTGCTTCCGAATGGGCGTTCGCAAACACCAAGAATGACGAATGGGTTCTATCTCTTACAGACTCCCCTAAAAAGGCTTATCTCCAGCACAACCAACAGGCTTTAGCGGCTTTCAGAAGGCAAAAGTTTTACGGGCACACCTTGTCGGATAGGGTCTGGAAATACACAACTCAATTCAAAGAGCAGATCGAACTAACTCTGTCGGTAGGTTTGAGCGAAGGCCGTAGCGCGGCACGTATGAGTCAAGACGTTCGCCAATATTTGAACGAACCAGATCGACTGTTTCGCCGGGTGCGCGATAAATTCGGGAATCTCGTATTGTCGAAAAATGCGAAGGCGTATCATCCCGGGCAAGGGGTTTACCGGTCGTCGTACCAGAACGCAATTAGAATGACCCGCACGGTCATAAATACGGCATACAGGGAATCCGATTACATCCGGTGGCAGCAGTTTGATTTTGTCGTAGGCATTGATATTAAAACATCCAAATCACATGCCACATGGTTGGCAAAATACTGGTATCCGCGCTTTAAAAAAGGACGTGCGCCTTTGGAGATTTGCGACCGGATGGAAGGAAGGTATCCGAAAACATTTAAGTTCATCGGATGGCATCCGAACTGCCGTTGTTATGCCGTACCCATCCTTGCTAACGAGGGGACAAATAAAGATTGGTGGGAGAAGCCCGAAAACGAGGTCAAAGATACGCCATCAGGTTACAATGATTGGCTTAATGAAAATGAGGATCGTATTCTTGATGCGGCAAAACGGGGTAAACTTCCGTATTGGATAAAAGAGAACAAAAAATATGTGAATGTTTTACAAAAACAGGGAGGCTAAATTCCTCCCTGTCATTATTCAATTCGCATTATCTGCGGGTAGCCTCAATAGTCTTATCAATTCGTCGATCAGCAATAGAAATTGCTCCCTGAACTGTTGATCTTCCGACAGCCTTTTAAGCACGTCGGTAACTGTGAAATCATACTCTCCCACCCTGTATCCCTCCTAATAGTTCGTGAATAAACTTTCGTCCAGCCTCAGTCCACACTGTCTGGATGGATGTCCCGGTAGATCCGTCCATGCGGGTAAAAGCATACGTATGCGTCTTAGTGAATCCTCGGTTCTGGTACTTGTGATACAACAACCACTGACCGCCCTGTCGGTATTGCACGCCTTTCGACTGCAATATGCTATTCAGAGTCCTTGCGGACATGCCGAACTCCTTCGCAATATTATTAGTGTTGTACGTGCTTTCACTCATCAGGACGGTATCGTAATACTGAACTTTAGGAGCCGCCATTTCAAGCTGTTGTCTATGTAGTTCGTTCTGCTCGGCCAGGCGTTGACGCTCGGCCCGCTCTTGCTTCAACGCCGTAAGCAGCTTGATCGCATTATCCGGATCGTCAATGATAGTCTCTATGGTCGGCTGTGTGGCTGTGATGCCGTACTTCAGCAGTTCTTTGATACGATCATTACACCATATCGCAAATGCAGGAGATAGCCAACGAGCAAATTCGAGCGCTACATCCTCGTGCATCCACGTACCCGCATTATTACCTCCTTTTATAACTCGCACTAAATCAGCCAAACTTAAATTTCTAAGTTTGGATAACTCTGCAAGAAAGTCTTTGGTTGATTGATTGTTTAGCCAAAATACAGGCTGTTTGCCAAAAGGTCGGGCCATTTCAGTTGCATTAGCCATTACATCACCATCCATCCGGAAGGTCACCGGATTATTGTTATACTGAAATATCTGTGTGTTCATGGCTACGCGATTTTTACAAGGTTGGCAATCTTGAAACAGCGGTATCCATCGCGTTCCGAATCATAATAGACCTGAACAGTAGGATTGGACTTGCGATCCGCGCCTTTTGTCTGAGGCATAAGATCGGCGCGCAAAGTGCCGTATGCCTCACGAATCTCACCGGATATTTTCTGGTAGTAGAACTTGACGATTCCGTATCTCATTTTCATTTTGAGCTTGAAATTAAGCCAAGCAGTTTTCAGGGCTTCGGACATTGTGAAGCCATTTTTACGTACAAGTTGCCAAGCTATACGCATAATGTCCCGCAAATCAGATGTTTTCATGGCTATCCCCTTTTAACGATTCTACCAGCATTAACGCATTCTCTGAAGTTGTAGACCGGTTGCGGGCCGGTGATGGTGCGATCTTCGATGAGACGAGATAGGGATTCAAGAAGTAATTTTGCATGGCGAAGGGTAACTACGATCTGATCGTTGCCCTGCTGAATGTTGA